ATTGCGCTCTCCTTATGCCCGCTCGATCTGCTCCATGCAGCGGCGGATCGCGTCACGGGTTTTATCGTCGTCCGCGTCGCGCATCATATCGTCCAGCTGCGCGCGCATATGCTCGCGGGCATCGGCGCGGGTATAGCGTCCCATTGCGTCACGGCGGCGGCCACGGTAAGAGCTGCCCCGGCCGTAAGTACCGCGCATATCCGCCTCCCACTCGCCATCGCGGGAATAGCCGCTGTCTTCAGCCATCTCGATCTTGTAGGTATTCTTGATGGAGCTGGTAAGTTTCTGGATCGCGTCGAGGTCGCCCGCAGACATTTCGCGCTTCTCGGCGATTTCGTCCAGCTCTTTGCAGAGCATTTCGCGGAGATTTCTCAGATCGTACATATTGCATCCTCCTTTCACGATACGCGCTCGACGATCATATTGCTATTTGCGAAACTGATCGCCTGCGCGCTGGTGTTCTTCGCCGCTACAGTCAGGCAGCAGCCGCGCGGGACTTCCACGAATGTGGAAACGAAGATGTTGAAATAGTTCTCAACAGCCGCAGGGGTTACGGTCGCTGTGGCGCTGCTCAGAGGTTCGCCGTTGATTGCGAGCGCAGCGGTAATGGCACCTACTGTTCCGCCTGTAGGTACGGCGATATTCGCGCCAAAGGATACGCGGAACTTCGCCTTGCATTGCTGCGTAAGCCCGCGCAGCGTAACAAGCCCGCTTCCTTCTCGATGTACGATGCACGGCTTTCCGCAAGCCGCCGTGGAGATCAGAGGGACGTTCTGCCCAGCGGCGACAGTTTGAATCCCGGATGATGTAAATTCAGCCATAAAATCATTCCTTTCTAAAAGCGCCGAATTCGACGCGGTTAAAAATAGCGGCGGGACGATTGCCCCGCCGCGTTGCTATCGAGTATCGGCAATGGGGCCGACCATTTTCGTGAGGCCACGAAAAAGCTCTACGATGTGGAGTTGTTACGCGCAGTTGCCGCAGCCGTAGTTGTAGCCGCTGTTGCAGCAGTACGGATTCGCGACAACATAGGCCGGGCTGGGACTCGGGCGAAGCGTGGAAACAAGGTAATTGTTCTGTGCCGCCTGCGATGCTGCCAGCTGGTAGCCGAAAAGCTGCTGGTTCTGCTCTGCGATCTTCGCGTCCTTCGCCGCAAGCTCCTGCGCCGTCAGACGCTGGTCGATGCTGCGGAAGCCGCAGTTCATCGCGTCGATGATGTCGCGGGTGGTGTTCTGCACGGTGTTGCGGGTGTCGCACGCCTGCGTCGCCATATCATAGCGCACCTGGGCGATTGCAGCGCGGTTTTCGCAGCAGCACTCCTGTGCCTGCATCGCCATGTTGTTCAGCTGCTGCATAAGCGCGGCCTGCTGGTTGCAGCGGGAAAGCTCGGCCTGAGCAAAGCCGTTTGCCATCGCCATGTTGGTGCCGTTGACAAGCTGCGCCTGCTGGTAAAATCCGTCGCAAAGTCCCTGATTTACACTGTCGATTTTGCGCTCGATGTTGGAGAAGTCAGAGGCCAGCACATAGCCGTCTACAACGCCGCCGGAATTTCTGCCGTTGTTGCCGCCGCCAAAGCCGAAGCCGTTACCCCAGCCGCCGAACGCGGCAAAGATGAGGAACAGCACGATCCACCATGCGCCATCACCGCCCCAGCCAAGGCCGTTGCCGTTGCTGGAATTTACGGGTGCAACAGGCATAGTGGCCTGAACGCCGCCGTCAGAAAGAGACATATCAATCTCTCCTTTCATAAAAATTTTATTATACAAATCTGCGCAGATGTTGTATCTAGAAAATATGTGTGCTATAATTAAAACAAACAAATCCACCAAGCGAAAGAGAGGCGATTATATGTGGATGCCAGTAGCCGGATATGAGGGGCTTTACGAGGTAAGCGATTTCGGAGAAGTAAAAAGCCTAAACTATAATCACACCGGCAAAGAAAAGGTTTTAGCAAAAAAACACCATCGGTCAGGATATGATACCGTCACGCTCTGCAAGAACGCAGAAAACAAAAACAAATCTATACATATTCTTGTTGCACAAGCGTTTGTAGATAACCCACAAGGAAAGCCGCAAGTAAACCACAAAGATGGGAACAAGCGTAACAATCGCGCAGAAAATCTTGAATGGGTAACTGCATCAGAAAACATCAAGCACAGTTTTTACGCTCTCGGAAAACAATCGGTAAATAAAGGTAGGCTCGGAAAGTCGCACTATGCAGCAAAACCAATATACCAATATTCTCTTGACGGGAAATTTGTTAAGGCGTGGGATTGCGTTTCAGACGCTGCGCGCGAAATTGGGTGTAATCCTTGCCAGATACTAAATAACGCAAAAGGGAGAAACAGAACTTGTCACGGCTATATGTGGAGATACGAAAAGTCCGACAGCATAGACACCGAGCCTGCAATCAGTCGGAAAACCCACAAAAAAGCAGGCTTATAGCAATTTACTACCCCAATAGCTGCCGGAATTGCCCCGCCACCTGCTGCAGCTGATTCAACTGCTGCTGCGAGATTTTCCCGCTTCGTACCAGCTTTTCGACCTCTGCTTTTGGATCCCCCTGAAAGCTGTTCTGGAATTGCCGGAACTGCTGTATCATGTTTTGGAACTGCCCCATCGGGCCGGGCAGCTGTCCGCCGCCGAGGGCGTTAAACAGGGGGTTAGCCATCGCTTTCAGCCTCCTTTGTCTTTCTCACCGGTCTGGCGCTGGGTGCCGTCAGCTTGGCTACCAGCTCGTCAAACTCCTTGCGCGTCACGTATTCCTCCATCATGCCTTTTCGCGCCGCTGTGGGCGTTATAACGGCCTGTACGCGCTCCACGAGATCATACGTTGTCATGCTCGGCTTGCCGCTTGCATCGGCCTTTTTCACATACACGACCGGCGCGTTCATATCCCAAAGCGTTACCGCATTGTTGGGCGCGACGATAAAGTCGTTTGCGGCTTGTTCGTTCGGGACCCAGATGATCGACTGATTCTGCGGCTGCTGGGGCTGCGGCTGGTAGGCCGTCATTTGCGGTGCAGGCTGGTACTGCGGACGCATCATTGGTTCCTGCATTGGCTGACTGATTGGTTGGCCGATTGGCTGATTATAAATCGGCTGCTGATACACATACGGCTGTTGCCCAAACATCATGCTTCCTCCTTTGCCCAATAAAACAGTGGGATCTCACTCCCAGAGTTCCATGTATCAAAATACGTCCCATCCTCCACGCACACAACGTGGCTTGATAACGCCAGCACATACACGCCGCGCGGATGATCTGCGCAGAAATCCGCGACGGTATAACAGTCCGGGCACGTGTTCGGGATTACGTTCCGGGTAAAGCCCTGCTGCCGGAGGTAAGCGCTCCATACGCTGTTTGCGCTCGGCAGATCGCCCATGATCAGCCCTTGCAGGCACAGGCCGATATACACCTCGTCCCAGCTCTTCCCGGTCGCCTTTGCGATGGCCCGGACGGTGCAGTCCCCGACTTTCAGCCCGGCGGGGTTTGGATTAAAATAAGAAAAGCCCATACCGAACACTCCTTTGATGTGTCCAGTATGGGCCTTTTTGCTGCTTCTTGTGCCTCAGTTGTGTATCAATTTGGTTCAAAATTGCCTGCGGATTACTTCACGGGCTTGTTTTGCTGCATATATCCGTCGATCCACCCACGGATCAAGGCGCTGGGCGTTGTGCCGTTTGCTTTTGCGGCAGACTTAAAATCGTCAGCAAGGTCGCGCCGCATCTTGCAGCTTACCAGCGTCATGTTTGTGGCGTCCCACTTGTCGCGGGCGCGCTTTTGGGCCTCACTCGGCATGATTCACCCCCTGTTCTCATCGCCACATGGCGACGCACTTCGCAAGCATACGTCCGCTTGCGCTGCGGATGCTCACCGTTCCCTTAATTGCGTCACCGTCCAAGCGCTCCGCATCTTCGATATAAACGTTCATAATAGTTTCATCCTGCGTGAACAGGAATCCGTCACCAGCTTCGGTTTCAGCCACCCGGATAAAATCCGGAAGTTCAACTTCGGCGTGGAGCCAAGTACCGGGGAAGTTTTCCTTCGCCTTCGCCTTAATGATGATTTTGTCCGGAACGTTCCGGAAATCAGAACGGATGCGGTAAAGATGTGCAATCATTTTTTATTCCTCCTCTAAATCTGCGCGAAGTTCATCGGCCCATGCTTCTATTTCCGCCAGGCAGTGGGCCGCGTACTCTTCATATGTTTCGAAATCCCCGATAATGTATCGGATATTGGTAAGCCTGTAGATTTCGAATGTATGGATATCCGCGAAACGGTCCGCGATCTTATGCCCTTGCAGGTTCTTGTCGTAAGGTTCGTCTCCTACTGGAGCCATAACCTTCGCCAGAATTTCCGTTTGTTCCTCATACCATGCGTTGCGTTCCTCCTGCGTCACAAACCGCATCGGTTCCTGCGCGCGACCGGCGGCGCTTCCGGCCTTCATGATTCTGGTGATTTCCTCTACGTTTTCCATTGTTGTTTCCTCCTCATTTTTGCAATTTTCGGCATCATCGCCTGCTGGTAGCCGTTCATTCCCGCGTCCTCCTTGCTTGCGTTGGCCGCAATCATCAGCAGATGCGGATGAAACCATCGCTGCAAGCCTTGAGCGTGTAGCTGGTGCTGTCGTCGTGCGCGTCAGCGATCCACTCTTCTTCATTATCGTCGTACCGGATACTGTCGTAATCGACGACCAGATCGGCCATCTCCTCTGCATTGTCTGCCAGCCAGTCGCGGATCATGGTGTCCATCATATCCCTGTTCATTTCGTACATTTTATTTACCTCCGTCATTTAATTTATCTTATGGTCTTATTATACGCCCATTCTTCTCAGCCCAACGCGTCAATTAGCTTCGACGCGTTGGACTCCGTTACGATCAGCTCAAGCGTTTTTACAACATCGACGATTGTAATCTTGGAAGTGCGGGCTACGATTGCCGGGCGGTTTTTCATGAACCATACTTCGACGGACAGGCCTTCCGATTCCGCCCGCTTCTCTGCTGCGGCGTGCCATTCTTCACTCATGTTTTCGAGCCGGACTTTATCTTCCACCGCGAAGAATCGGGAAAGCTTTACGTTGCAGCCGGAGAGATCGGAAGAGATGAACTTGGTGCGCAGGGACTCTGCATAAGCGATCTGTTTTTCAGAGACACCGGTGATCTTGGGAAGCGGATGCTCGGTTCCGAAGTTCTCGGCAATGTACGCATTCAGTTTGGAAGCCGCTTCTGCCTTTTTTGCTGCGGCATGGCAGGACGGGCAAACAGTAACGTGTTCCGCAGCCCATTCTGCATAGGAATCTGCGTCGCTTCTGTTGATGCAAGTGCGGACGTGTTCGAACGTTCCTCCGCAGATTTCGCATTTGCAAGTGATCTTCGCCTTTGCCATCGCTGTACCCTCCGTAGTTGGTTTTGTTTTGCTTTATCTTATGTACCTATTATATACCGTAATACCGTATATGTCAATAGTTTTTTCGAAAAATATAAAAAAATAAGCGCCGATTTCTCGGCGCTTATCTCAGTTGTACAGTTTGCTGGAAGTCTGCTGCATCTCCCGCATGATCTCCGGCAGGCGGCGCTGGACCGTGGCGCGGCCCAGGAACATCTCTGTCGCAACGTCGACCTGCGGGAGCTTGTCGACAAAATAGAGCTGCGCGATCTTCTCATTTTCCCGGCCAAGATTGGCCTGATAGATCACGGCCTCCATATCCTTGCGGGTCAGCCTGCCCAGCTCTGGCGGCAGCTTGGCCCGCGCCTGCGGCGACATAGGCTTTGCCCCCTTACTTTTCCTTGTGCGTCAATACGGCGATATTGCCCTTGTTGCTCACTTCGAGATCCAGCGCGGCGGCGATATCGCGGACTTTTACGTAGTTTGTGCCGTTCTTCAGAATGCGCTCGACGGTGACTTCATTTCCGTCGACGATGATCTTGCTCTTTTCTACCATTTCGGTTTCCTCCTCTGCATTTTTTCCATCTTCGAGGGCCATCACGGTATGGCCCTCGCTTACCAGTACGTCCCCGCGCAGGAGATTCGCGTCCGTCGTCAGATACTTGCTGCCGGTCAGCAATTCAAAATCGCCCGTTGCGGGCCAATCGTGCAGCATACAGTAGGTGGTGCAGCTGTTGCCCTGCCGACGGTAGAGCGCTTCTACCGGCGCGCAGCCTGCGGCCACGGCGCAGAGCATCATGAGCGCGGAGCAGTCCGTCTCCACTGGCTTTGTGATCCTGCTCACGTCCCAGCCGACGGCTCTGGCTGCCTCATACGCCGTGTTCCTGTTGTCCATGTCGTAGCCGATGTTCCGGTTCTTAATGGCCGCCTCGCACGTCTGCGCGGCCCGCTCGGCCTTTTTGCGGCTCTTGTAGCGCAAGATGCCGAGCCAGCGGCCATTGTACCAGTTGGAGATATTCAGCTCCCGCCCGGTCTGATTGCCGGGCTGCTGATTGCGGCCGCCCGTCTCGCCGAGACTGGCCTGCCCGATCTTGATGCTCATTTCTGCGCATCCTCCTTCGTGGCGTTGTCAATCGCGTCCTGCGCTTTCTGGCTCTGTGTGCCAAAGTAAAACGCGATCACGACGGTATACACCATCATAAAGTCCTGCGAGATTTTCCCGGCGACTGCCATGTACGCAAATACCGCCGTCAGCACCAGTGTGACGATAGATTTGACGCTCAGCAGATTGCCGAGCCGCTTCTTGATGTTTTCCATATGTATGCTCCTTTCAGTCCTTTGTTTCGCTTTCGCTTCTCGTCGCAACCGCGTCAGAGATTGCGAGGTTCGCACGAAGCATTGTATCTTCCAACTTTGTCAGGGCGATACTTCTATTCCTTCCCGCCGGGAGCTGCATGATGAGCGCTTCCGCTTCTTCAAGCTTCCCCCGAATGCTTTCCGACAGGTGTTTATCCATCGGTTCAAAATTCACTCGCTTATACATATTGTGTACCCCTTTCGTTATTCTACCGGATCATTCTTTTTTGCAAAAACCCGCTTGAAGGCAAGCAGGCCAAGCTCTGTGATGGTTGCCCAACCTGTAAATCCGAGCACGTCGGACAGGTCTACCGACGCGCCGAGCTCCGGGCTGCGGATGACTGCAATTAGGACGGCGACGGTTTTCAGAGCGCAGGCCCAGACAATTACCGTCGTGATGAGCTGGAGCAGATACAAAACAATGGTTCGCGCCATTTCGCCCTTGCTCCACTTGCCTTTTACCCGCATATCTGCCTCCCAATTTATTGCGCACTGCTATGTCCGCATTGCGCCTCCAGCTGGTGTAAAAACTTCTTCACGTCGCCGTTTCCGCCTAGGTTGACGTATTTCTGCCCGGCGATCAGGCGTTCGCCCATGGGCATCTCCTCGCTCATGATCGTGAGCCGGAGGATCGCCAGATATTGCTCATCCTGATGCTCCTGCATTTTCCCAAGCTTTTTGTCGATCTCTGCAAGGTGCGCCTCCTGCGTTGTGGCCTTGCCGCGCTTTTTCTGTATCGCGCTGACGACGGCGTTTACTACCGCCGTCAGCGCGGATGAGCCGAGCGCGGCGCAGGCGAGGGTGACGATGATGGTTTTGGTGTCCATTTTTCTGTACCTTTCTCTTTTATTTGCCGGGCTAATCGTCCGCCATTTTGATGTAGGTGGTGGTATCGCTGGAATAGCTGATCGTCGGCAGCGTCGTGCCGCCGAGGGCTGCGTAGAGGGCCGGGTATGCAGTCTGATCGAAGGTTGAGCCATCGCACGCGTGCCACGGGGCAGAGAGCACGCGGACGGTTGTCAGAATATCTCCGACCTCCTTTGCCTCTGTGATCTTGCCAAATGCATCATTCACAGTTGGATTCGCAGGTTTCCCGCTCGCGGGCCATATAACGGCTTCCGCTTCGGCCGACAGTAGCGTTTCTCTGTTGAGCGGCGTCCCGGCTTCCAGCGGCTCGTCTTCCGGGCGGAGCCATGCATACCGCAGCAGATTCCCGCCCGCGTCATACGCCCCGTATCGGACAGCGCCGTTTGCAAGGTTGTTTGTTCCGATCCTGTCCCGCATTGCTTATTCCTCCAGCGCCTTGATATAGGCGTGGCTGCGGCTATCAGCTACAATCGTCGGTACCGGTTTCGCCAAGTCTCCATAATTACATATGGATATCGCTCCGGCAGCTGGCGGATTCGCTGCCAAAGCAGCAGGCGATAGTGCGCCGCTGAAAATACCGGCAGTCTTGTATATTTGATCTTCCGGGTCTGAAGCGCTGCAAATATATCGAGTGCTTCCGCCGTCTAGGCGGGCCGTAAATAGCAGGAACCCAGCCACAAACTCGAACCCGTATGTGAGATCTATGTAGTCTGCTGAGTTTGCGGAGATTACTTCGGCCCCACTATGCCAAGTCGTACTATTATCGATTGTGTAAGCGTACTTTAGCCCTCCATCCTGATATATCGCAATTATTGTATTTGTGGCCGCGCAGATGTACTTGTGTATTGCACTCTTTTGTATGCTGCTCGGAATAACTGCGTTTGGAATTGTCCCTATTAGATATTCCGCGCTATTTCCTCCCAATTCTTCTGCCGAATAAATATTTCTGTCATCCGTCCAGCAAAAATGCCCTGTGCTTTCGTCGTAGCTTGCTGCGTCTACGTAGTAAATTCTGCTCCAGTTGAATGTGCCAGTATCTTTAAACGCATCCGCGTAAGCACCGCCATTGGCAGTTTCGTACGTGTATCTTACGCAATACACATTGCCGTAGCTTGAGACGTATAATTCCAACTTGGAGCACCTAGAGGAGCCGCTGCTCCATATCCATCCTCCTTCTGTCACGGTTTGCAAATCTTCTGAAATTGTGTAGGATATGCAGTAGTTGCTTGTTGAAGAAGTTGCGCGTACGATAGCCATGCAATAAACGTTTTTCAGTTCATGATAGCATATTGCAACACCGTCAATATATACGTTGCTTCCAAGTTCGAGGTTGAACGGATAGTCCGCCCATGTGTCTGCATCATCCGATACATACATATGCATTTTTGCATTCGAGCTATCGTAAGCAAAGGCGAACCATTTCCCGTTTGTGTACTTTATCCTAGACGTATCTCTATCGACACCTGTTATGCTTTTGCTTGTCCACGGGGCCGGAGACGCCGCAGGCCGTAAAATGTCGAATAGTTTTGGATACGTAGACTTTGTGATGGCCTGCCCATTGCAGAGCAGCCACGCGTCGGACGGCTTTGCGCGGACCGACATGAGGATATCACCCACTTTCGACGTGCCTTTCTGCAACTCGACAAGCGCGTCGTTGACGGTCGGGTCTTCCGGCCTCGTGGTTGCGTTCGGCCAGAGCTTGGCTGCGGTGGCATCGGACAGAAGATTTGCTTTATTGAGAGGCGTACCCTCAACTGTTGGCTCGTCCATACGTTTCATGTACTCGTAGTGATCAAGACTACCGTCGGAATTGTAGATGCCATATCGAATAGCACCGTTTGTAAGAACTTTAGTAGGTTGACGATCTTTCATATCAAGCCTCCTGTCGCGCATTCCGCAGCGCCGGTGTAGCGGAACGCCTTTGTGATGTTATCGATCAGTTCCTCGCAGAGCGCAAGAATGCGCTCGATGTCGTTTGCGCCGGTGTAGGTCAGCCGGTCGAGGCCGGGCGCGTCCGGTGTTCCTTCGGGGTATGCCAGTGCGTCCCGGATGGACTGCACCTGCTTGCGGTATGCCTCGGCCTGTGAGGCTGTTATAATGTCCGTTACGGCCCAATCGGTTTTCGCCGTCCATGCAATGCTCCTGCCGCAAATCGAGCTGAGGCGCGCCGCCAGATAGTTCAGGGCGGTTCCCACGCGGTTCATGTCGCTTGCGTTATACGTGCCCTTCATCCCCGCAAGCCATTCCGCCTGCTCGTCTGCCGTCATGGCCGCGAACCCCTTCGCCGCCAGCTCCCGCACCCGCTCCACGTCCGCCTGCGTCCGGTCGGTGACGAGGGTGACGATGATGGTCTTGGTGTCCATGGTGTTCTCCCTTATGTTTCCTCCCATATTCTCAAATTTACGCCTGTTCCTGCCAACCAGCCGGATATGCCGCTGGTGAATATACATTCGCGTCAATCAAGCTAATGTAATGCTTTCCATTGAATGTCACCTTGTCGCCCTTTTTGTAGGCATTATGCGCACCAGTAGGCTGCACGAATTCCGGCCATTCCTCTAGTGAAACGATCACAAACAGTGCCGGTGTAATATCCGGTGTCCAGTCTGCCTGTGAGGTATGCGCCTGCACCACGCGATATAATACGCCATTGTATTGCAGCCGATCATCGACCGCGTAAGAATGGCCTGTCACCCACTGTGGGAATAACTCTACTGCTTGCAGTGCATCCTCATCGGGTAAGCTAATAGACGCTTTTTCAATATAGGGTCTCAATGCTCTGGCTCTTTCTGTGTAACTCATCAATCTGTCTCCCCAAGTAAAATTTTCGCCGCTGTTTCTGCATCTGTGAGTGGCAGTGCCGCGCCCATTTCCTCATAGCTGCCTTCTGGCTCAGTACCTTTCAGCGTATGGTCTGTGAGATGAAACACCATGTCAGAAAGCACCTGATGTTCAGTTCCTTCTCTATCTGTAATAATCACAGCCATCTTAGCGCAAAATCCTTCTGCTTGATCTTCCTTGCACGGGACATAACAACCGTTGCCGTGTAGTCGAATGGGCACAATACTGTCTGCATACCCGGCAAACGCGCCGTCCTGTTTTACTGCATACATGGCGTCCCTCCAAATTTCTCTTGATAGATTTTCTCCAATCGCTCTGTACTTGCGGTTCTCAACCGATTTTTCCAGTAGCCGTTTTCCTGCCCCGGCCATTTTTCATCCGTAAAGTCTTCGCCGCAGCCGTTTTTTTCATACCAGCGATAAAGGCGTTCAAGCATTTCCTGCCGCATCGCGCCCTCTGGTGTATTCTGCCTAAAATGCTCCCATCCGTTTTCGGATGTCGCAGCGCATATCCGCCTGCCATCTGCTGCAAACAGGAACCCTTCAATCTCCGATACCGCAGTTCCATATCGGAGATTAAATTCTCCATCGATGCCATTCCCGCGGAAACGCTTATACACGATATACTCCATGCGCTTTTCCCTCATACGCAAAAGCCGGGTGGGAAGCCGAAGGAAGCGCGCGCGGTTCGGTCTTCGACTGTCCCGTTGGTGTTCACATTCTCGAAACCGTCGGAGCTGCTCGCAAGCGGAGAACGGAGCCACCAACGAGCGGCGGTGCTCGTTCCGTTGTGCTTGTACTTTACCTTGCTGTTTCCAGCGGAATAATAGGCGTACTGCGCTTGCTTACTCGCCTCGTTCGAGTTTGCTCTCGAAATGCTCCCGAAAACCTCAAACTCCGAGAGGAGGAAAAAGTAATCCTTTGTCGCCGTGACCGCACTCGCGGATGTGCTATTATTTCCCGTATTGTCCGTGTACTTGGTAACGGACTTTAGGACTGCACGGAGCGCCGCCGGAATGACTGCGATAATCGTTCCGGAATAGCTCGAGAGGCTTGTCCCGCAAATATTTGTACGCATTTGCGAGCTCGCCCATCCGCCGGAGTTCGTTGCACTACTGTTCATAGAGAAATAGCCGGTTGTCGAAACGGGCGAGGTATAGTAACTATCGCAGAAACACACGTCCGTACCGCCGGAGAGCGCGGTCTTTGCAAGTTGGAAATGGATACGGTTTTCCCCTTCTAGGCTCGCGTTATGGTTAAATCCAATAATGAACGCATATGTTGTGTAATTAGATAGTGTAAGATGTCCAACCGTGCCGTTTAGCGTTACAGCCTTTCGGTCACCGACGCTCCAATAGTTCGCGCCCTGTCCCGCGTCGGATATATCTTTTATTGTTTCCCAAGTATTTTTATTCAGTGTCGGATATACAAAATTAAGCGACACCGCGTAACTGTCCGTGATAGTTACGGCTTTTGTGTCAGATGTTTTCCCGTCCAGCGTCGCGGATACGCTCCATGTGCCGATCTCCGGAACGATAAGCGTGCACGTTCCATTGACCGATGTGCCACTCTCAGACAGGCTTCCTTTTGTCGCGGTAACAGTTGCACCAGATGTCACAGTTACAATGATTTGCAGTTCTGTACCAGTCTGAATGGCCTGAATGGCTGTCACAAATCCGTCCGGGTAGACCAGTGGGTCAGATGTGCCGCCCTTCTCCCGGATAGCTGACGCAACCTTTGTTAGGTCGGTTGTGTTTGTCAAATATTCAGCCATCAGAAGCTCCCTCCATTCGCGTTTGCGATCTCTACCGCCGCCCACGCACCGGAAACAACCCGCAGAAATTTTCCATTATCAGCGGCGGTGACAGACGGCACTTCGCGAACCTTGACAGCTCCTGTTTTCCCGTTCACGCTCGTCACGGGCGCTTCCGTTAGATAATCCGTGCCAGCCGCGGCCACCTCCCACGCCGTCGGCTTCCCTCTGGCGTCCACCGCCTTGACCTTGATCAGGTCCCCGACGGCCGCACCGGAGGCGAGGATCACATCTTGCTTTCCGTTCCACGCGTCTTTGTTGCTGCGCACGTCGGCGATAGCCTCGTCGATCTGCGCGCCGGTAAACTGGCTGTTGTAAGCCATACGATCACTCCTTCATACACAGAAAATCCTCGCCGTCCGCGGTCTTCAGCGCCTGCGACTCTCCCAGCGGGATAAAGCCGTAGTTGTCGTTCCAGCTGCCGTCCGCGCTTTGCGCGAACAGCGAAATGCGGTATTCCCCATCACCGGAAAGCAGAAAATCGTCGTATACCTCAAAGGTGCGCTGCGTGCCCGCCGGGGTCTGGGAGAAGGACGCGATCAAAGCGCCCTTCCCGCGGCCCCAATCCTCGCCGGACTTCGTCGCGCGGCACTCAAAAGCCGTATAGGCGATGTCCGACGAGAATGTGACGGTGATCGAGTCGAATCCCGAGACTGCCGATATCTTGTTTCCGGTAATGGAGAAGGTCAACTCCGGCGCGGCCATTAGGCTGCGCTCCACGTCCCGGCGGCGTTCTTGACGAAGACCTTCACGATCTTCACGCCGTCGCCGGAGGACGCTGCTTCGAGATCCGCGCCCTTGACGGTGACGTTGATGGCGGTGTTCTTCTTGTAGCCGCCCGCCGTGCCGCTGACGTTGGTGGAGCCGCCCGTCGTCGGGATCTGGGTGCCCGCCGTGTGCAGGCTGCTCGTCGCCGGAACGACGCGGACGGTGTATTCCTCGAAGTCTACGTCGCAGACGAAGGAGAAGGCCGCCGCGTCGTAGCCCGTGACCTTGGAGATGCGGCTCTTGTCGGGGCCGGTGATGGTCACGGCGGGGATCGAGGTGTTGAGCGTGATGGAGTCGCTGGCCGCAGTCGATTCGTTGCCGACGTCGTCGCGCACCTTTACATAGATCGTCTTCAGGCCGTCGCCGTCCGGGAGCGTAATGGATTTTGTTGCGGCGAACGTCTCCCACGACGCATCTGCTTCCTTTGCCGCCGCCTTTGTGCCCCAGATCTTCATCTGGTAGCCGGTCGTCGCGGCGTCGGTGACTGAGATCTTCGCTGTGACGGTCGCGCTGGTCGCGTACTGTGCGCCGTCGTTCAGTGTGATCGATAGCCCGGCAGGGGCCAGCGTATCCAGCGTTAAATTAAAAAAGCTTGCCATTCTGTTTTATCCCCTTTCTTCGCTTGTGAGTTCGATGTACAAAAAGCCGCCCGGCCTTTCATAGATGGTTTCCCCGCCCAGATGGGCGGACTTGATGCCCATGGAGCCGATGAACAGCTCCAGAATGCGTTTGAGTCCAACTGCCAGCATGTTATCCCTCCAACAGATACAGTGTCCGCGCGTCCTTTTTGTCCAGCGCGTCATAGTCCGATTTTGTCAGCACGCGGATCTCATCGATCTGCGCCGATGCAATGCCTCCGCCGCCAGAGCCGCCGCCAGCACGCACGGAAACGTTAAAGGAAACGTCGATCGGATCGCGGTTCTTGAGTTCAAATTCAATGCCGCCCATCACAACACCGCCTTTGACAGCGCGTGCGCAACGTCGATCTGCTTGATCTCCGAGCCAATCACGTCGCCGCTCTTGAATTTCACGCGCACCTGCATCTGGCAGAGCTTCGGGAGCCGAAAGGTCTCCTGCTGGGTGAGGGGAAACAGAAACTTTCCGTCCTCGTATCCGATCTCTCCCGGATAGCTCTTTTGCAGATAAAGCAGAGAAATTTCCACCTTTTCAACGCTTGCAACGTCCAGAGGCTGCCCTTTATTCTTGATGGTAACACTAAGGTTATACGAATCTCCCTGTACCAAATGCCGCACCTCCGTTCTATGTGCCGATAATCTTGCATTCTGCCGCCGCGATTCCGCTGAGGCGAATGTCCATACTGGTGATCGTTCCGGTGATCTTCGTGCCCCACGGCGTTGTGGTCTGCACGTAATCGCCCGGGGCTTCCTTGTCCACGATAATTTTGACACTGTGCGTCTGACGGCGCATATAGTAGTCAAAGACGTGCTGCGCGACGGCGGCAACGTTGTCGCTGTTGATCAGCGTAGCGTCGCGCACCTCGATGACGTTCGGCTTGGTCTGCGTGGTGGCGTTCGGATTGGTCTTGGACGTGACCGACGTCGTGTGATAGTAGGTCGTACCGCCGACCTCCACGCTCTCTCCGCTTCCGGACGTCGAATAGTTGTGTGCCGTCACGCGGATCTCCGTGACCGCTGCCGCCGTTTCAACGCTGCCGCCCGTGTATGTCCGGTCAAGTGGGATCGTGGCAGGAGAGGCCGCTGTGAGCCTCCGGACGCGCACGCCACGCGACGCGCTTGTGTCAATGGTCGCGCGAAGCGCGAAAACGATCTGTTGCAGCGCTTCTCGTTTCGTGCAGTCCGGGATATAGCCGGTTACGGTCTCGTCTTCCAGCGCAGGGTCGAAGTCCAGCGTGAAGTGCGCGCCGAGAATCGAGGCTATCAGCTCCTTCGCGTTTTTGCTTCTGTAGACCGCCGCCGCGAAGGGCTCGTCGTCCAGAATGCCGAGCGCGTCCTGGCAGGATACATCATAGAGCCGTTCGCTCGACCGGGACGAGCTTTTGATGTAAAAGACGCCGATTAGCTTTGCACCGTCGTAGGCGCTGACGGGCTGCTTTTCCTGAAAAATGAAGTCGATGTTGTCCGAATTGTCGAGCGTGAAATCCAGTGTGTTGATCTCCACGTCGTCAGAAATCACGCTGACGCCCTCGGTGACGCTGACGCTGCGCAGGTCCTCCCGCTCGAATTCCCGGACGATGCCGAAGAAGATCTGTCTGAGTTTCGCGTACCGGTACGGCAGGCTCGTCTTTTTCAGCTCGATCACGAGTTTGTTGTATCCGGAGACAGGCTTTGCGCAGAAATACTTCTGGCCGTCCGGCGTGAAGTCCTGCGACGCGACGGTTGTCTCGCCGTTGTACCACGTCATGGTCAGGGCGCTGCAATAGTCGCCGGTGCCACCGTCAAAATAGAGGTAAATGCCGGAGCTTGCGAACGTGCCGTCCAGCGTGATGGTCAGCGTCGGGTTTGCGTCGAAGGTACAGTCTGCTTTGCTCGGCTCGGTAGACCAGAAGGCCGCCCGCTCGGTCGTGAGGATCGGGCGGGAGCCGTCCAGCATCCACTGGTTCAGCTCGTTTGTTGCGACGATCACCGACTCTGTGCCATACGGCAGTTCCGGAAGGTCGGAGAAGGGCTGCGCAGCGGTGCTTGCAATGCTTGCCGCCGCTGCTGCGCCTACCGCTACGTCCTCATAGATCACGCGTACACTCATACCGGCGTCCTCTTGGGCTTCATGGCGACAAAATTGATCGTCAGATTGCCCCAATCATTGCGCCCGTCGTAGCTCCCGGCAAGCTCGTCGTCGCCGTTTGCCACGTAAGCGTCAAAGGTCACGGTTCCCTGCGCGTATGGGACGGTCAGGACGTGGCTGTTGACGGGCGCGGAAATGCTCTCATAAAAATCGTCGTATTCCTCCGGATCTGAGGATACAGGGTCGATTTCCAACCTGTAATTGTAATACGTTCCGATGATATCGCGGGTCATCGCGCCGGTCATAACGCGCCCAGCGTTGTCGCCGTCGAGGACGGAGAACGACCGCTTGCAGCTCACGACGTGAAGATTGAAATACGCCTTGCCGTCAAGGCTCAGTGCGCTTCTCATGTCTTCACCCCCGCAAGCTTCACGCCGACGCGCTGCGTCTCTTCGTTGTTCAGCTGATAGATCGTGCGGCCAAGTTCACGCCGGTCAAGCTGGAAGATAACCGTCATCTGTCTGCTTCCCGCTACGCCGGTCTCGGTCATGGCCTGTTTGAATGCCTGCACCATCGTGGAAAGCGGCGTCTCGATGTTCGTCCCGCTCTTCTGGTCTCCGAGTACGGCTAGGAATTCACGATTCGGGGGAATGACGGCGCCCTGCGCGAGACGAGGGAGGGAGACGTAATCCACCGGCGGGATGTTGACGCCAAAAGACTGTCCGCCGATGATCGGTACCCAGCTGGGAATATCGACATGGATCCTATTAAGGCAGGAAATCAGCCAGTTCACGCCGTCAATGATGCCGTTGATCGCGCCCTCAAATACGCCGATAAAGCCATTCAGCGCATTTTTCGCGAGATTCCCCCACCACTCAGCCGTAAATACCGGTGCAATATTTTTCTCCCAGAATTTCTTAATATTTTCCCAGCATTCTTTGACTTTTTGGGTGATGTAATTCCAATTTGGGGCAATTGCTGCCGCCAAACTTACGCCGCCAGCCGCGATCATACCGAGGCCAAGCGGGATCCCGGCTCCCGTAAACAGCAGGACAACGCCGAGTACCAGCAGAGCCGCGCCAACCATCGCCGTGACTGCTCCGAGTGGCCCCTGTAATTTTGTCTGTATAGTATTCCAGTTTGCCGCAATCGTTGTGGCCAGCCCAGCAGCTCCAGCGACCATCAGACCGATGCCAATGGGTAGGTTTGCACCGCTGAATGTGAGGACTGCGCCAAGTGCCAAAAGAGCACCGCTGACGATTGCGGTGACTTTTCCGACAGGCCCCCGCAGTTTATCCATGATCGTGCCCCAATTTACGGCGGCTGTTGCAGCCAATCCTGCAGCGCCAGCCACCATCAAGCCGATACCGAGCGGGATGTTCGCGCCGCTGAATGCCAGGATCGCGCCGACGGCAAGAAGCGCGCCGCTTACGACCGCAGTTACTGCACCGATTGGCCCCTTTAAGGCTTTCGAAATCGTGCCCCAGTTGATTGCAATAACAGCTGCCAATCCGACGGCTCCAGCGACCATCAGACCGATGCCAAGTGGGATATTTGCCCCGGAGAATGTCAGGATAGCACCAATGGCGAGCAGGGCCGTACTGAGCAGCGCTGTAATTACGCCGATTGGCCCTTGCAAGGCCTCAACGATTGCATTCCAGTTTGCTGCTACCGTCGCGGCCATCCCAACCGCACCAGCGAGCATAAGCCCGATGCCGAGTGGAATGCTTGCGCCCGAGAAAACTAGAATCGCGCCGATTACAAGCAGCGCACCGCTGATGATCGCGGTTATAAGGCCGACTTGCCCCTGCAATACCTCCACGATCTCGCCCCAATGGTTGCTTACTGCATCCCAGATCGCCAGCGCGCCGATCGCCATCAGCGCAATGCCAAGCGGGATATTTGCGCCACTGAACGTCAAGATCGCGCCCAGTGCAAGCAGGGCCGCTCCGACGAAAAGCTCTGTGATAGATGTCAGCTGATCTCTGATCATGGCGCTGAAATCAGGTGCAATGCTGCCGTCTCCGATTCCACCGCCTGCACTTGCCCCGCCGCCGCTGCTATCCGAGTTACTGGAAAGCTGATTGATCTCGTCGAAATTGGCAAGAGACTTTCCGGCTTTCTTCGCCGCGTCTCCGACCCCTGCAATGGCTTCGGATTCATCATCATATGCCGCTGCGGCGTCAGCCGCAGACTGTGCGTATGACGTTCCGAAAATCTTAGAGACAAGTGTTGCAATCGCGGTTACGATGCGAGTCAATACATTTACAAACAGCACAAATGCTGGGATAACGACTTTAAGCAAAGGCTGTGCCAGTGTGAGCAGAGCGCCTTTCAGTCTCGCGACTGCCGCCCGGGCCGCCTCATTCTGCATGATCGTCTGGCTAAGCCAGCTGCGCAGCTGCGAAAGGCCGCGGGACAGGACGGTAAAGACCAGCGCGCTCCTCAGTACCCCGCTTAATCTTCTTCCGAATTTGTTCATGCTTTTTTCGACGCTTGCCGATACTTCCGCCATTTTAGCCGAAGCTCCGCTGGCATTTGTGATCTGCTGCACCAGCTCACCGGCTTTGGTCTTTGCAGCGTCAAGCGCATCGGTCTGGGTTATCACCTTGTCGGTGATCTTTGCATATTGACTCCCGAGCTTTTCCGCCGTTTTGTTTTGCTGCACCAGCAGCTGTTCCTGCTCTTTGATTTGTGCAGCAACCTCCGCCTGTCGAGAATAAGCGTCTATGTACTCCGCTGGATTAGCCGAAGCGTTTCCGGATGTGATGCCCTTTAGGCGGTCAGCCTCCGAGCGGAGCGATTTCAGCGCGTCTTCCGTCTGCTTTGCGGACTGAAGCGCAGCGTCCAGCTCCTTTTTAAGCCCGCTCTGCGTTCCGGTATCCTCGTTTAGCTTGGCTTCCATCTTGTCGATTTTCGCGGACAGCGTATCAAGCTCCTTCTGCGCCTTTTTTGCGTCCGCGTCGACGGTGACCACAATTTTCCCATCTGCCATATTTTCACCACCTTTTCGGTTGATTTTTGTTATTATTTGTGTTATCTTCCAAGTAAGGAGGGAAGAAATATGAGTGATTGCATTATCCAAATCAGCCGGGACAATTCTTTTTACGGTTCTGGCCTGACCGTCGGCGTTGCATTGGATGGCTGTGATGTCGGCACGCTGAAAAACGGTGAAGAACTTCGAGCCGTGGCCGCTCCGGGCCAGCACGAACTTTCTTTTTACCGGTATCGCCGTCTGGATAAAACCATATCCTTTACCATTGCCGAAGGGCAACAGAATGCGTTTTTTACCATCAAGATTAACGCCTCGAACCGCGTTGACGTTGTTGGCGGGCTAAAAACCAAAAAGCAGGCGAAACTCCCCAGCGGCTGCCTGACGGCTTTAATCGTATTCCTCTGTCTTTTCGTCTTTATTGGCGCGGCCTTTGCTTCCTGCGGATCGTCCCCCAAGCCGGAAAAGGTCGGAACCTCAGTTTCTTCTTCGCAGCAGCCGCCGCAGCAATCCGATTCCGGGCCTGAAACATTTGGCGTTGGGGACCAGGTCGTTCTAGACGGCGTGGCGGTCACGTTGCTCAGTGTTACCGAGAATTCCGGCCAAAATTACGTCTCGCCGGATGATGGAAAGGTCTTTGTTCTGTGCGAATTCGAGATCGAAAACAATTCATCCCGCGATATTGCGTCCAGCACCATGCTTTCATTCGAAAGCTACATTGATGGCTATACAACCAGCCTCAGCCTCACCGCGATGATGAGTTCCGACGAGCCGCAGCTTGACGGCACGATTGCCGCCGGGAAGAAAATGAAAGGTGTCGTCGGATATGAAGCGCCGCAGGATTGGAGTGAGATCGAGATTCGATTCTCTCCAAGCTTCTGGGGTAGCGAAATCGTTTTCGAGTATAAAAAATAAGTTTTTCCTGCTGCCGCCCCTTAACCGGGGCGGCTGTTTTTTGTCCCGACTCCCCATACGGCAAGCAGGTCGGCTTCGGCCTCCGAGTATGTTGTCTTCAGATCGACGATATCCCGGTTGCGCCGGTAGAAATCCCTCTCCTGTTTGTCGAGGCTCTTCCCTCTGGCCTTTTTATCGCGGATAGAAACCACCTGTGCATACAGGCAATCTCCGATTTCTTGATAGTACGCTAGAAACGAATACCAATGCAGGTATTCCAGCGCCCTGACCTCGCAGCCCGCGATTCGGTTGATAGGCGCAATATAGAGATCAAAGTCCTGCGCCCATGACATGATCTCTGGCTGCTTTCTCTTCTCTCGATTCTCCTGCCCGTGGTCGATGAAGCGGAAGCACTGGTTCAGGGCTTCCTGATAGTCGCTGACGGGCATTTCTTCGAAGTCGGGATAGAAGATGGTCAGCGCCGCTTCCGCCTTATCCCGCTCGTCCAGTTCCCTGTCTGTCAGGGCTACGAGGATATCGAGGATTGCGCGGTAATCAGATTGGATCGCGTATTCTGTTCCGTCGACCTCAACAGAGGTCGGCAGGGAATAGATCACTTTCCCCATCTATCAATATATTTCGCGAACAGGGGGCCTGCGCGTTTTCCATCTATCTGTATATTTCGCAATCCTCGGGTTGGTCTTCTTCTGCTCTGCCGCGAAGCTCGTGTCGATCTGATCGATCACGGCCAGCATGAGGTTGCACCATACTGGCAGGCCGTCGGCCAGCGCGTAGACGTTCATAGTGCCGAACAGGTCTGCGCAGACAGGCTTGGCAAACAGACCGTCGATCATGTCCCGCATTTCCGCGTCGCGGCGGCGGGCAATGGCGAAAATCTCCTTCTTGTCCGCGCAGTGGTCGACTTCGGCCTTATACGCCTCCTGCTTCCTGTCCAGCTCGTCAAAGGTGTTGAAGATCTGTTCGACAAATGCGCTGTCGGTCGGGTTGAAGGAGACTTCCGCCGCGTCGTTCAGCTTGAACGATACGATACCGGTTTCAAATTTGATTTCAGGCATTTATGCAGCCTCCTTAATCCGAATCCGGCGTGAACGTGATGGTTCCATCCGAACCGCGCGCTGCGGTTCCTGTTGTCCTGTTTCCGCCGTATGTCACTTCAATGTCCGAAGCAAGAACGCCGCCGCCCTCGCCTCCGTCTGTCGTGACGAGCACCGCGCAGGCGTCATACTGCTCTGCAAACGACTTCCCTGCGGAGTCCTGCAGGTATGTGTGGATGATCAGGCATTTCTGATTTACCAGAGCGGCATGGTTCTTCTCCACGACTGCAAGATTGAGCAGATGGTTCATCACGTCGTCACCGCCTACAATCTCACTGCCGGAAAAGCTCTGTGTCATTTCTGGTGTCTGTGCGTTCGTGTACACGTGCCCCAGAATGTCCTTCTTCGTTTCCTGCCCCCAATCGTAGTTGATGGAGCTCTCCGTCACCTTGACGCCCATCGCCGACCACTTCGATGTGGTGCTGTCGCTGGTGTCCAGAGCGGTAATCAGCATTTCACGGACTGCGCTCTCGCCGTTTTTTGCCGCGATTGTGTATTTATTTGCCATAGTTAAATCACCTCATATGTCAGTTTCATTAGAATTTGATGATCCTCTGTGCCGTCCTCATACCGGGCGAACAGGGCCGAGCGGCTGACAGCTTCCATGCGCCGGACGCGCATCCCGTCGCCCAAATCCGGCGGGTTCTGCGTGGCCCAATCCCCGAAGCGGTTCAGCATGGCGTCGCATTTCAGGCGCTTGTCGTTGCTGTTTCCGGGCTTGATGCGGGCGATGATCTTGAATTGATATTCCGCCTCGTGCCCTCCGAGGATGAATTTTCGTGTGATGTACGCGCCCTGAATGGTGGACAGGGCCATACTCGCCGAGTCGGCGGCGAGGAATTCATAATTAATCGTTGCGGCCGGTATGTCGTCGTCCGAGAAGGAATTTGCCCAGATCATCATCTTTCGGGAGATATCCTGTTCTTCCTCCGCAGATACCAGCCTTTTTTGCTTTTCAGAGTCCATTCTTCACCGCCTTGTCCGCTACACGAAGCCATTTATCAAGATTTTCAGCCTTTGACGCCTCGAACCAATGCGATTGCGCCTGATTGTGTCCTGACGTGTTGAACACAAGATTTTTGTCGGTCAGTACCTTTGTCCCGCCTTTCGGCGCGTAGGTGCTTCCGGTCTCCGGGTCTACCATGACTTTCCCGTAGTACAGGAACCTTGCGTATGGGCCGGGATAGATAATCGCATTCCCTTCCACCTGTGTTCTGCGGTCGAGGGAACCGGTCAAGAATGGCACATACGGGGCTGTGTCCTTTCTTGCCTGAAGTGCGACAATATGCTCCGCTTTGGTACACGCCTGTGCGATTGCCTCATGCAATTCATCAAAGCCGTCTGCCTTTATGCTGAATTTCAGCATATTAGGAACCTCCGACTTCGAAGTGTCTCATGTCCTGGCTTCCGAAGTCCTTCATATCGACCTTTGTGACCTTGTAAACGTCGTCATAGAGCATTTCAAGCATCTGCTCGGTTTTGTCCGGCTCCACGACTTCACCCTTGATAAAAAATGTCGTTCCGCCGTTGCCGTCCGTGGAGAGCGTCCAGATTCCGCTTTTATCGGCTGCCCGCCAGAATTCCTGCGGGCCGACGTAGCGCTTCTCTGTGCCTGTCACGCCGTCTACGGCGGGCGTAGAGAACGGTATGTAAAGATTCACCGCATCCGCGCCCTCAAGCCCGCTCTGGCGGACGTTGGCCGCCTTGGAGGCTTCCAGTAGAACGCCGCGCAGGACGGTGATGTAGGTTTTCTCCACGTCCTTGAATGTCGCCGGGTCTGTCTCCTGCGAGACGTTGTAGATGGTTACGGTGTGGGGGAACATGGACACGGCCCATACCCCCTTGCTTTGAGTAATCCAGTCGGTCCGAGGTACGCCAGCACGATCTCCCGGCGGCGCGTCTCCGTCCGCTGCATATCTGCCTGCGACAGATTGCGTGAGCCAAAGCTGCGTGACCAGCCGCCTACCGTCTCACTCGATACCGGCCTGTCGGTCGTATAGACGAGGCTGTCCAGCTTCCCGGCGTCCTGCTCCAGCTCGGCCAGCGCGCAGACGCAGTTCTGGACGGCTTCGAGCTTGTCCCCGGCGGCGGAGCGCGCGCGGCTCATGGTGATGTAGTCGACGTAAGCCGATGCCTTGCGGGCGAGGCCGCAGAATTGCTCTTCGTCCAGCGCCGTCCCACGGTACACGGTCGCGTAAAACTCATAATCGGCGTAGATCATGCTGCGCCCTCCTTCCGGTCAGCCTCCGCGCCCGTCATGCAGGCGCGGAGGCTCGATTTTACTTGCTGACGTCCGCGCCGATGAACAGGCCGTAAGGATCGGGCACGACCGGGATAAACAGGCCGCTTGCCTTTGTCCAGGTGGTCTTCGGGTCAGGCGTTTCCCACTGGGTGATCGTGATATACTGCTGTGCACTCTTGTCGGTGTACGGGCCATAGCCCTTTTCTTCCGGCGTCACGCCCCACAGGCCAACGCCGAAGGAATTGGCCGTACCATTGGACAGGAATGCAACCTTGTCCTCTGGGAAGAAGCGATACGTCTTTTCCGTGCCATTTGCAGCCTGCGCCTTATAGCGCTGGTCGTTGGTCGTGATCTGGCCGAAGCCGAACAGCTCGGTAAAGAGGCTGCGCAGTTTCTCGGTGGTGACATATGTACCAGCGCCGACCGTGCCGTACACGAGGGTCTGAATGCCCTTGTTGGACGCGAGCTTACGCAGGATCTTCGTACCGACGACCATTTCGCTCAGCGCGTGGCCGGATGCCGCCGCCTGATCTGCGATGGCCTGAATCTGGCCGATGATATCAGCGTCTGCGCCGAAGTCGATCTTGAATCCGATGTTTGCGGACGGAACGCCGTAATCGACGGTCATGTTGAGATTGTTTTCCTTGATGGTCATCTTGCCGGTCGCGATAACTTCCATTTTCGCGACCTCGGTTCTGACCTTGACCGCATCGGCCATCAGGCGCATATCGTCGAAGACGTAGCTCACAATGGCGTTGTCAGCGTATACGCCGTTTTCGTTGAGCAGCTGCACCCGCTCGGACTGGTTGATCTTGCGCTTGATAAACAGCTTTTCAACCTCGGTCTTTTCGAGCGCGGGGCGCGTGGCGATCTCTGCCTCGGTGTCAAAGGCGTGGACGGTCGCCATCGTGGGGATCTGTGCGCCGTTTGCGAGGCGCAGGTACTCGGCCTTGAGGCTTTCGGTTTTCTGATCCGGGAACAGCCGGTCTCCGAGGTAGGCCGGGCGCGCGACGGAAATGTTCTGCGAGAAATCCAGACGGTCAGCGTCGGAAATCAGTTCAAGAATGTCAGGCATGGTGTTTTTCCTCCTTCTTTAGGGTGTAGTCCACACGGGGTACAGGGTCACATTGCCGGTCATTTCGACCTTGGAGACGGCAGCGCCGCCCTTAGACGTGCTCCAGCCGGTCTGGGTGTTGCCGCTCTTGGTCAACGGGTATTCGGTCGAGACGTCGGCATAGGAGCCCTCTGTGTAGACGTTCTCGTCGACGGGCGGCGTGCCGCTGCCGTCGTTTTTGTCGTATGTCACGGTATAGCCGCGCGTGATCTCCGGCGCGTCAACAAATGTGAAGCCCTTGCCGGACAGCGCGGTCTTTGCTGCGGAGGCCAGCGACAGGCGGTCTGCCAGCACACGGCCCGCGACCATCACGGAGCCGGGCATATTGCCGTCCGTCACATCGATATCCTCAAACACGATGCCGACGGCGTTCGAGTTGTCGGACGGAAACGGCGTACCGGCCTTGACGATCTTGTATTTGCCGTCCTGTACGCCCATCGACGCGGGGATCTCGCGGGTTTTCAGAACGAGGCCGACTTCGCTTTCGAGGAAGTTCGGTCTGACTTCTGCTTTTGTGTTTACAACGATAGACATTTTTCAAATCACTCCTTGTTTGGTGTCTGCGCAAACTGCGCGTTGAACTGCTGCGCGTACATTGCGCCCTTGCTCTTTGCCGCCGGTGCGCCGCCCTGGCCGACGGGCTTGACGAATGTGGGCGTGGGCTTATCTGCCTGAAACGCAGTCGGATCTGCTTCGAGCTGAGCCTTGTGCCACTCGTCGAAGCCGGTCAGCTCGCCGTCTTTCAGTTCAAGGTGTTTCTCCTTGAGGTCTGCAAGGTAAGCTTTCTCGGCGGCTTTGGAAGAGAACTTGACGCCCTTGGCCGTAATCGCGCGGTTCATGGCGTCGGCGTAGTCCCGGCTTGCCAGCTGCGCCTTGTAATCTTCGGTTTCCTTGGTGTACCGGCCCTGAAGGTCTTCGAGCTGCTTGCGGACGCTCTCGGCGTCCCCGCTGGACTTCCGCAGGTCTTCGATGTCCTTGTCGCGGTCGGCCAGCTGCTTTTCCACGGCCGCTTTGTCCGCCTTTGCGTCCTCTGCGGCCTTTTTGTGCTTCTCAATGTCCTTGCCGTTCATGGCAAAAACCTTGTCTGCCTGCTCCTCTGTCAGGCCAATGCTCAGCAATTCTTCTTTTTTCATGGTTTCTCCTTACGGGATAGGCTTTTTAGGTCGTCGCCATGACCTCCCGCCTGCACTTTTAGGCTTGCAGATAGCCAATTTTTTGTATAAATCCCGCTCATGCGGTTTTTACCGAAACAAAAAGAGCCAACCACTAAGAAAATCTCAGTAGTTGGCTCATCGTGCCATTCCGCGCACTCGATTGTGCTGCGGTATCTGTATTATTTTTTCAGCTCTTCCGCCTTGATGATCTGCGCCTTGACTGTTCCGTCCTTCATGCGCTTCAGCTGGACGCGGAATCCGGCGGCAAGCGCCCGCTCGATGGCGGCTTTCAGTTTTTCGTCGATCATGCGTTCTCCTTAGAAATCAGCCTTGAAAGCGTTCCCCGCTCGTCATCTTCTACCACTTCCCATTTGCCCGGCTTGGTTTTTCCGTTGAGCGGCGCAGGGGCTGAAGCGGAATAAAGGTAGTCCTCGCCCTCATCATCTATGATGCGGAGCAGATCATATTCGACCCCCACGCATTCATAGGTTTTTCCATCCGTCAGCCCGAGAAAACCGCCGCCGAACGTCGGCCCTTTATATCTCACCTTCATTTTCTCTTCACCCCTTTCAGTTTTTCTTCAAAGTGCTTCCCATTTTGCTCAAACCAGTGAACATCATATTGGAAATTGTCTGTTTGTATTATACCGCCCATTTTCCGCCATTGCAACGGTTCCCCGCCGTAGTTTTCAGAAAGGAAACTCGCAACTTTCAACTGTTTCCCGGAATCTCCGCCAGCTATTTCTCGAATAGAGCCAATTTCTGATCTCTTCGGGACAACGCCGTTCACAATCTCCGTTTTCACGTCCAGCGTTTCTTGCAGGCTTGTGATCGGTTTTGCTGCTTTCGCCGCACTGGCCGCAGCCTCTGATTTTGCGTCTGTATACTGAACCCTTGTCCGCTCCGGCTGTTCCGGCAGCCCTGCGGCCTTGCTGAAATCATGGTATTTCGTGTTCAGGCGGCGCAGCTTGGCTGCGGCGGCAGTCTCTTCGTCCTTAAGCCCGGAGGCTTTATAGGCGTTTTTCAAACGCTTCTGTTTGCGAATCGACCGTTCGAGCCGTCTTTGCATCTGGGTCGCTTCGTATGCGGTATATTTCTTCCCGTCAAACTCGCAGCCGAGGCCGTCGTCGATGTGCTCCAGCTGCTCCTCGGTATAGGTAGGCTCCATGACGCCAGGGATATAGGCATGCTTATAGTGCCGGCAGTTTGCGCCGGTCAAGCCGTCTACATAGCCGTAGCCGGTCGTCTCCACGAGATCCTTGTACTGCCCAAGCGGGTCAGGCTCTCCGTTTTCGCTTTTATAATAAATTTTCCCTTGCCAATCCTTGTGGCTCGACCACGGGGACGGGCCGGGCTTGTCTCGTGCGCCGGAGTGGGCTGTGATCTCAAAATACCGGGTATCCAGATATTCCGCCGACTGGTCGGAATACTTGTCGCAGATTTGCGCCACGCCCGTCATAACGGCCCGGCGGGCGGCCACGTCGATTTGATCTGTGTGGCCGCTCTCATAGTCTACGACTTTGATTCCGCTCTCTGCCAGCTGCTTGACGGCGTTGGCAATCGCCTGATTATAGCTGATCGCCCCGCTCTGAATTTGCAGCGTTGACGAATTTAGGGCCCACTGATATGCTTGTGCAGGCGGAAGCATTCTCTGGCCATTGTCCGCTAAAAACCCCAAAGATTGCGTCAGATTTCGGAATTCTCCGAGCGTCTGCCTGCGGATCGCGTCGATATCGGAGGCGTCTACCAGCCGGTCAGGCTTCGTCACATCGGCCAGCGTAATAAGGTCGTTGTAATATCGCCGGTTGCGCTCCACAACATCGTCGAGCAGCTTGTTCAGTTTTTCTTCGCTGACGTCCGCTGTCTTCTGGATGGCCCTTTTGATCTTCTTGAGATCAATGCCGTGCGACCGCAGCGCCCGGATATCCTGCACCGTGACTTCGTTCAGCTGATCCGCAATTTTAAGCCGGGAACAAACCTCATCCAGCAGCGTATCTTCCAGCGTCCGGAACAGCTCTGCAATCTCTTCCGGGATGGTGTCTAATAGTTCTGGGCTAAAAAGGGTACTTCATCCGATCACCGCCCTTCTCCGTTTCACAATATCGTCGTAATGCGGCTTTACCCGTATCACGTTCCAGTCGCATTCTTCCGGCACTCTGCCGTAGAAGATCACCCATTCCGGGGATAGCCGTTTCATCATTTCTTCGTAGCCGCGCAGGAACAGGCGCTTGCTTTCAGCGTTTGCCTGCGTTCCCACCGAGGAAACCGCAACAACACCACCGACAGGTTCCCCGTCAAAGCACCAGTCATAGCTGCTCTCATCGCTCCATGAGATTGTCGGATAAACCGTCATTCCGTGGAGCTGCCAGTATGCCGCAAGCCAGTGTTTACGATAGTGATTGTATACCTGCATTGCAAGCGGCATATCTGTGTATGTGGAAAAATCAGGCGCGCATACCGCTGCAAACTGCAACAGCTTCGGAATGTACTTGTCCGGTGTGTTCCAGTGGCGGATAAACTGATAATCGTCCACGAAGAAATGCACGATCTTTCTTGCAGGTTCTTTCTCCGCATAGTGATAATTCACCGGAATAAATTCGCCTTGCGGATATATCTTAATTGGCTCGATCTGAGGAATTCCGTACTTCCCGACACCGGGAAATGCAAATTTATCGAGATTCTCAAAATTAATCATTTCTTCCCGTGGACAGCTATATTAAATGCTTTTTTCTGCCACTCTGGAGCTTCCTTTTTCATCGCCCCGCCCTTGCTTGCAATCTTCCTGTAACGATCATACACAACTCGCGCATAGAACGCTTTTTGTTTCTTCCCCTCTTTGCTATCTGCCTTTATGCCCGTTTTGTACCCATCCAACAGCTGCTGGTAAAAGCTATCCGGCATGATTTTGGCTATCTCGTATATTCGTGGGTTTATATCTATTTCGATTGTTTTATTTTGGGAATCATAAGAATAATATACCTTGTGCGATTCTTTCTCGTATACATCCTTGTATTCCGAATACGGCACCCTAATTCTTTGCTCCGTAGGGATAGTTGCGCTGGAGTTTGCAGTCCCGCCTCCTACACCGGCTCTTCCTCCCCCCGCGCCAGTTCCGCCTCTACCGCCCATTACTCTACCTCCTGTTGCTGTTCAGTTACCATGTCCTGCGCCCGCGGCAGCATTGCCTTTGCAGTCGCTTCGTCCTCGCCGTACCATTTTGCGCGGTATTCCCAGTGGTTCAGAATTCCATCAGCGAGGTCAAGCCGGTCGTTTGCCCGCTCTTGTTCCTTCTTCTCAGCGTCGTCAAGGATGGAATCGCCCCAGCTGTAATCAGTGCTGTACGTCCCGGCAGGCGCAAGGTTGTAGAGCGTCGCGTATGTATCGAGCGCGTAGAGCAGACTGTCAAACGTATGTTCAAGCGCCGTTTGAATGCTGTCGATCAGCACATATTTGCGCTGCTTACTGTTGCGGATCTCCGTCGCCGTCTTCTCGATGGTCTGCGGATCGGAAATATCTCCATAAGCCAATCCGACGTTGAACTCGATACGGCGAAGCGTATTCTGGAAACCTCGGTAGATTGCTTCGTCGCGGATCTGCGGCTCGATGTACTGAAAGAATTCGCCGCTAGTGGAGAACGGTCCTAGTTCAAACATACGCTTGTTGAACATATCCGCAGTCGAACTCGTGCCATCCATCAGGACTTTGCGCTCGCTGGAGCGATATTCCCAGCGCAGGCGCTCCCACTGCTCATCGGCCTGCTTGATCAGCTGCACAGTAGCCGCGTCTCCGTAGACGGACATTCCGCAGGGGCTGTTTGCGTCCGTTGTGTTGGCCGCAGGCGGGCGGAAGTACGCGAAGAGCGGCCCGCTCATATTCTGGATCGTGATTTCCGGCTGAATGTCCGCCCATTCCGGGACGGCATTCAGGGGTGCTTCCGCGCCGACCGTGCCGGAGGCGTCGCTGTAATATGCTTTATTGCGGATCGTATAGGTCGTGCCGTCCAGCTCGTGCGATTCGAGGCGGATATAATACTTCCCGCCCACTTTCGCGGGCTTGTCCCGGAAGACGCCTCCGATGCAGCGCCCGGCAGGATCAAATTTCGTCGGCTGGAATGCTGCCGCGCCGGTCACGTCGACCAGCAGCTGCTCGCCGTAGATATACGGCTTAAATGCCACACCGCCGAGCGCAAGTCCCAGCTCTAAGGCGCTGTGGAAATTTTCTTCCGCCCGCTCAAAGCACTCTTTCAGATAATCCGCCCGGGCGCTGCCGGTGATGTTGGCCGTCAGCTCGGCCAGCGTCGGTCGTGCAATCTCCCGGCAGATCGCTGCCGGAATCCCGACAGCAATGACATCGCACGTCTGCCAGGGTGGATTTCCAATAAACATCGCGTACCAGAGGCTTATATTCTGCTCCATCTTCGGGCTGACTGCCGGAGATACGCCGAATTCCCGCTCGGCCACTGCCTGCGGGAAAAGCATATTCCGGAACCACCCTCGAATGTTTGTCAAAAGGCTCATTTCTTGATTTCTCTCCTCAAAACGGTCATGCAAAAATATCGGATACTATCGCACACGTGGTCGTTTTCTTTTATCACGCGGTCTTCGCCTGCGTCTTTGTCCCAGCTATAAAGGCCAAATTCCCGAAACGCGTTTTTGCAACTCTCATGGAATTTGATTATGCCACTTTTGATGCAGGCCCCCGTGAAGCGAATGCCGTCCAGCACGGCGTTGTTTGCTTTCCATACAGAAAACTTTCCGTGCCGCCGGATGCACTCGGCAAAGGACGCTGCCGATGGGTCGAGCACGACACGCTCAATGCGGTATCCGTCCGCGAATGCCTCTAAATCCTGATAATATTCTTCGTCGGTCTTCTGTCGCCCGCTCTCGCGTCCGCTGTGGTAATATTCCTTCTCCATGACGGCCTTGCCGCCATATTCTCGCCACAATGCAAAGACGGTAGGGTTCTGTGTGCCGTAGTCCGATGAGATCCAGTACCGCCCCGGCCCGCCCCGCTCGCTTGTGACGTTGCGTTCGCGGTCGAACATCGGGTAAACCAGACCCTCGGCGATTCTCCAGAGGCCGAGAATGTAGCGGTCGTAATAAACCGTCCCTTCGTATTCTTTTTTCAGGTTTTCTTTAAAAGATTCCGGCAGGAACGGATTGTCGTCTATTGTGTATGTCTGGCTGAAAATGTCCGCGTTGCTATCAAGGAATTTTTTCAGCCAGTGGTCAGGATATTGCGGATTGAACGTCCCATCAAAACAGGAGTATTCCTTATCAAGACGGCTTTTTAGCAGCGCGAATACTTCTTCCGACCAGTCAGCAACTTCGTCCCCATAGCAATATTTAATCGACGCACCGCGAATCTTGGACACTTGGGAAACCTTCTCGGCGCCGAGGCAGTAACATTTCTCTCCGAATATCCATGCCGTATTGTCGCTTGAGATCGTGCCGACAAGCATATCGCCATACAGGTTCCGCATCGGCTCCAGCACATTTCGCTCAATCGTGGATTTTGTTACGCCGAGAATGACGGCCAGACCATCTTTCCCGATTCGCTCACGAATCCGGATCGGTATGATCCATCGAAAATCGAGGTAAGTCTTCCCGCTTCTGGTGGCTCCGCCCTTGAAGTTCCATCGATGCGTCCCGTATTTTACAAATTCACGTTGTTTCGGACTTAACAGCATCTTGGAACTCCTTCAGCATCGAATCAAGCTTCTCCATTGTCGTCCTGTTGCGGTCGGAAGCTGCTGCGTATCGCTTCATGAGACTGTCACCGGCTTTCAGCCGGTCGGACAGCGATGCGTCCATGCCGAACTGATCTTTGATCTCCCCGCGCATGACCGCAGTGTAAAATTTCAGAATTTCGTTGGAATCCGCAACCTGCGCCGCTTCCTGTTCGTCCAGCCTGCGCTTTATATACGCAGAAATAGCTGGTTTTGATAGGTTTTCTGCCGCAATCACTCTGCATGATGTTTCTTTGTACCCGGCCTTTTTCGCTGCTTCTGTCGCGTTCCCGGATTTCAGATATTCTTCGCAGAATCGTCTCTGCTTCGGCGTAAGCTTTTCATCCGCCATCGCTGTAAAGTCCAGCCAGCAGTTTCACCACATCCGCAATCTGGTACGTTTCCAGCAAAGTGACGTTCTTCGGCTTTTCATCAGGTCGATATTCGTAAACCATGTATTTCGTCACCATCCTGTCATTTTTCGCGGAATAGATCTGCATTTGATTGATTTTTATTTTGATTCCGTTGTACAAGAGCGCTGTTTGCAGCTTGTGTGCAAGGGCGCGCAAACTCGCCATAGCCGCTCCTTTCTGCCTCATTCTTTCGTTCTCGTGTCTCCGTGTGTGAATAAATATATTTATTCACACCGGAGAACACGAGAACAGGAGAAGGAGGTTTCCGCAGAACGCTGCGGTGCCGATGAAGAAGGGCGTAGAGTTGATCTCTACGCCCTTATAGTAAATGTTAAATTTGGCTCTGGGACGCAGACTTTTTCATAAAAGCCCTCTTTTTTGCCCCACAAGGCGAATAAATTGCCTGTGCCACTCCTGCGCGGTGCGTTCGGACACATAAACCGCCATCGCAGCGCCCTGTAAGGTGTGCGTCCGCTTCCAAAGAACCAAGTCTATGAGCCGGAGTCGCTCCGCGCCGTCAACGAGCTGTTCCGTCTCCGCGATTGCATCCGCAACGGCAGCGCGCTCGGCCTTCGTCATCAGCCCGCCGCCCTTATAGCTGCGGATCATCCATTTTGCATAGGCCCACCAGCCGTATCGCGGCGTGCTCATCAGTAATGTTGCCTCCCTTCGCGCTTTGCGCGGTTCGCATCGTGCAGCGTCCGCATACAGCCCCGTGTCGTTGCATATCTCGCCGCGTCCTTTGATTTCTCCTGCTTGTATCTGTCCGCCTCCCGGCGGAATGCTATGTATCGGGTGCAGTCCGTGTGACAGCCGGTGTGCCTGTCCGCACAGCCTTTGCACGGAGCCTGCACCGGTGTAAGCCCTAGATTTCCCTGCATTCGTCCACCCTCACACATACGCGTTTGCCGCCCACCTCGACGACGTAGCCCGTCCGGTTTGTCCTGTATTTGTATTTCTCGGCAGGATACACCCGTCCGCAGACAGGCCGCATTTCCGGGTATACCGGGATCGAGCACGTGATCAGGATCCGCACGCGCTCCGCCCGGCCCATCACAGCGTCCCTATGTGCCGTCCATGCGCACGCCTCGCTGCAAAAATTGTATTTTGCCTTGTACTTCGACGGTGCGCGCATAAACGTCTTCCCGCAGGCATCGCACGTCAGCTGCATCGGCGGTCTTGGCGGCTTACGCTGCATCTTGCTCATAGCTTTACCCCCTTGATGTACTTATCGAAATACGTCACGGCGACCGCCATCGCCGCCCACATATCCGCCGAGAAGCCGTAGAAGAAGCCGGGATTCTTCTTTGTGCCCTTGCCGAAATTCGGCTGGCCGGGCGCATAGCGGTCAACGAGGGCCTGCCGGATGTTGGCATCTTTGGCAGATAGTGAACCGCACAGATCCAGCTTTTCTTCCCGGCGGTAGATCCTCTTCGGCTCATATCCGCCCGACCTCAACGCGATTTCCCAGAATCGCCCGACCCAGACGCAGGTGTCGAACACCTCTTGTCCGACCGTCATGCCCATGCCCGCGATCATCTCGATTGCAACGTCTATGCAGTTCGCATAAAGCTTCCGATCCAGCATATCAGTCACTGCCGGGTTCTCGATCTTCCCGGCCTCCAGCACGCGGCGAATTTCTTCGCCGTCGTGCTCGACCATCACATAGCCGGATTGAATATTGCCGGGGTCAATCGCCAGAATTGTGCCCATCGGGCCACCTCCTTTGTTCAAAGTCCTTGCATTCCTCTCCGGAAAAGTACATCCGTTCAAATTCCTTCTCCGAGAACCGTTCGGCCTTGTGCTTCAAACACCGGTACGGATAAACGTAGTTCTTTCTGTATTCCAGGTTCTTGCAGGTCAAGCAGCAATCCTGCATCAGCTTCCCTCCTTTCGCGCTCCCACGAGCAAACCGCAGGCCTTTCATACTATCCGTTTCGCGCAATACGGGCAAAACTTATAGTCTGCCGCTTCGATGCAATCCATAAGTTCACCGCAGGCGGTGCATCATCCGTCAATGATCTGCGTGGTTTCCGCTTCCAATGCAAGATGGTCAACCCTCCGGTCTCCGTAGCTGCAAAAATCGAATGGATATGCCGATGGCAAAACCCCTTTTTGCCGTGGATGCCCGCAGTTTCCATATTCCGTCCGATGCTTGCAGTCCCTGCACCGCACCACCTCCGCAACGTCGGCGGCGGGCATATCCGAGATGGATTGCAAGTTTTTGCGCTGCACCCGTCCTGCATTAGTTTCATAAGCGCCGTCTCGCGGCTGATGTATTCCTCAGGCATCTTCGTCATCTCCAAAGCGCTCGTCGTACTCTTCTGGCGTGATGAACTGAATATCGTCGCCGGTATAGCCGACTACGTCAAGGCACATCAGCTCTATCAGCGTATCTTTATTGATACACTTGCACAGATCTTCATACGGGATCGTGTTTTCTGATTCGAAGCTCATCTGCGCTCCGAACTCTCCTCGGACGGTAAAACACACTCTGTTTTTAATCATCCTTCTTGCCCTCCATTTCCTGCAAAGCCTTTCTGGCGGCTTCCTCTGTCAAAAACACCGTTCGTCCGATTGCTTCCTCGCAGAATCTCTTCCGCCCGGTTATGTACGTTGTGCCGTTGACGTCAATGCGGATTGCGTCTACCGTGACCGGCACGGGCTTTTTGGGGCGCGTGTAAAACATCTTAGACAGCCAAACCGTATCGCCCGGTCTGAGCCGCTTTCGGCTTGTCATCCGTTCCATCCTGCTTCGCCTCCTAAACTTCCAAAATGGAATTTCCAGCCGGAGGTTTCGCGTCAGCCGCAACCGCTTCGGTCTCGCTCAAAAATACTCTCACACCGATCTGGTCCACAGGGATACCGATATCCACAATTTCCCCCGGAACAATGATGCTTGCTGATATTCTTGTAACCTCATGTGGTTGCACGCCAATGCAATCTCGCGCGTTATTTTTGTATGTCTTAAACCACACCGTATCGCCCACCTTGCACGGCAGAATCAGGACGCGCCCGTCCTTGTCGGCTTCGGCAAACTCGCGGAGGCGGTCAAACCCGCCGCACAACTCGGCAATGTCCTCGTAGGCCGCAAGTCGATCAACAAAATCCGCCTGGTACTGCACTCCGCTGAAATTTACCCGCCAGTATCCGTCTTTGAAATAAGTCAATCGTTCCATGTCTCTTCCTCCACATACCGCCAGCTTTGCGGCGGGCGTGTGACCGGCTTGGGTTTTGCCTTGAGCGCTACCTCTACCTCATTTGGCACAGCGTAAAATTCCCGCAGTTCGCGCGGGGTATCGTAAATCTTGAGGTTGGATATGTGCCAGCCGAAGCCGGTGGCAGCTCCGAGATACTGGTGCAGCTCCGCAGGCTCTAGGCAGGTTGGCCGCGCAGCATCCGACGGGATCCTTCCCGCGCCGTTAATGTTGATGATCTCATCGCACAGAAATTCCCCGATGACCTTGCCGTTTCCGCATTTGTAGATGTAGCACTTAAACGGCGGGTTCATCTTCGGGCGCGTCTTGCGCACCTCAATGGTCTTCCGCCCGTTGATGATCTTCTCACACCACTCCGGGCGAATGCTGATCAAAACAGCTTTACTCATGCTTGTTTCCCTCCTTCGGCGCGTCCGGCAGCGGCATCCAGTGGGTAACTGCGCAGTCTACCGGATTGTTATATACATCATCGGGATTGAACTGCCGGTTCTCCCACCAACCCTCCGGAATGTAGTAATCATCCGCCTCCTCGTCGTACAGGCCATAGCAGTAGATGTCGCTCCAGTTCCACGCACTCTCCTGCGTCAGTAACTTCCCGTCCTCGTAGATAGCCGGTATCACGAAAATGTATCCGTTTCGATTGCAAACTGCCAAAACACCTGTCTCGGGTTCCGGCATCCGCTCCGTCACCGGAATCCACCGCTCCTTCTCCCGCAGCGCCGCGTTCTCGGCGGTCAGGCGCTCGATCACGTTAGCAGCCGCAAACTCGATGTATTCCCGCCGATCTTGGATTTCTCCGACCTTGCAGTTTTCGCATGCGTCGTCGTGTCCAAGCCCCTTCGCGCAGCACCGCAGCGCCTTCACGATTTCCTGCCCTGTCATAGCGCGGACGCCTCCATTCCATCAAAAATCATCTGGCCGGGCAGTTCATCCGGATTTAACAGCGCGGCTTCCGGATCCCGCCACTCGACGCCGATGTAGTCCAGCACACGGCCCCAGCCGTACCAGTTCCCGCGATCATCCTGCATTACGTGATTCATCCACATTTCCCACTCCTTTGGATTCCGCTCCCACAGCCGGTCGAACCGGTGCGGGCGTTTTTCCATGTGCACGCCGAACCCGCACATGGAGCACCCGGTTCTCTGTGCTTTTGTCGTCCTGAGTGTTCCGTCTGCGTCGCGCACGATCTCTCCGTAGATTTCCGGCACCGGAACCTGCAAATCCAGCGCAAGCTGCAAAAGATCCTGCCGCGAAAAAATCGCGAATGGGCAGCTGCGTTTCGTTCCCGGCGATATGTAGTTGCACCCGTTCATCATCAACGCTTTCTGCCTGCGCCCTCCTTCGGACGCCATCAGGCCCATATACGGGAAGCTTCCGGTTTCTTTGGCATAATCGCTGCAAGGCTTTTCTTTCAGGTAATAGCAGCACTTATCCGATACGAGAAAATCCGGCGTTTTGTAGCTAACGCCTTCATTCTCATTTTCGTATCCGCCGAAGATCTCCAGCCATTTTTGCGCCAGCTTCATCCGCGTCCCCGTGCGGAACCCGCCGTAAGCCCCTGTTTCCCCAGTGATGATCGCATGGCGTACCGTTGCGTTTTTCTCGCTTGGATTTTGCAAAAGCGAGATTTTCCCCGCAACTTCCTTGGAGATCACCGGCCATCCGTACTCCCGCAGCACTTCCACTTTGCTTTTCAGCGGTTTCAGCGGCTTCACGCCGAGTTGCTTGTGAATCAGCTGAATGCTTTTATCCTCAAGCGACGATACCGAGATGGCAGGCACATCAATACCGATGCTGCGAAGGAACAGGAGCAGCGTGATGGAATCCAGCCCGCCGACAGCTACGTAGCAGCTACCTGCAACGTCTGGGTGATCGTAGAATTCCCATGCGCGGATTTTGGCGTATTTCACCTTGAACGCATAATCCATCTGCTGTTTTACTCGAAAATCCGCAATCTTCCGTTCGGTATCCAGCCTTGCATTTCGCTCCAGCACATTCTCTTTCATTTTGCCTCCTCCCTCCCAGGCGTCAGCTTCGCCAGCATGATCTGCCCCAGATCCGCCACGTACACCAGCCGCCCGCGGCTGTACACCAGCAGCTTGTCGCCCTGGATCTCCATTCGGTCGGCCTCGATGTTCGTCAGATCGTGGCAGCAATCGCAAACAAATCTCATGTCTTGTCCTCCTTATCCTCCTTGTTTTCCGCAAGCATTCGCTCGACCGCCTCCAGCTGGAACGCATCAAGTTCGTCCCCGTGGCGCTGCACGCCTTGCTGCAATCGGGCAGCGCCCTTTGACACTGGCCCCATCACCCTGTCCACAGCCGCACGTTCCAGCGGATTCAGATCATCATTGTGTCCCTGCACGCCGTAGCCGGGCTTTGCAGCGCGGCCGAGCGCCGCAGGGCGTGTGCTGGCCTCTTTCAGCCAGTCAAACACGATCCCCTTGTAATTTGCGGCCATAGAGCGGGTTATCACGTCGATCATTGCAGCCTCGCCATATTCCTCTGCGGCTTTCGTGATCTGTGTGACAAGGCTTTGCAGGCCAAAAGGCTTATACTCCTCCCGTCGTTCGCCCTTGTACGCCACCCATTTTTCAACTGCTTCGCGCAGCGTGGGGGGTAGGGGGGAAAGAATACTGTCCTTGTCCTTGTCCTTGTCCTTTGTCCTTTTCCTTTGTCCATAGCTTTTTTTGCTTTCCTCGGAAAGCATTTGCTTTTTTTGCTTTTCGTTGCTTTCGTCAAAAGCATTTGCTTTTTCGGATTCAGGCCGACCGCCCTGCTTTCCTGCCTCGCTTCTGGACGCGGAGACGGCTTTTTGCGCCGCTACGGATTCGTCAATGTCCCGTCGAATCGCAGGCCAAATGAACCGTTCACTCCCGCTGAACTCTGGCGCTGCTCCCGACTCGCGATAATCCATCGCGGCCAGCACCAAGCGCCCCACCTCAGCGGCACTGTACGCCTCGAAATAGCTCCTGTAACTCAGCCACAGCTTGACGTATTCCTTTTTCTCTCCCATCCGTCAGCCCTCAGAACGGCAGGTCGTCGTCGCCGATCTCCATCTGCGGCATATCCGGCGAAGAGAACGGAACCGGCGTTGTGCTCGGCAGCGGCTTGAACTCCGAAGAGGCCGGTGCAGCGGTAGAAGCATTCTGCCCGTCCCGCTTGCTGTCGCCGAAATATACGCTTTCTGCGACGATCTCTGCCGTTTTGCGCTTGTTTCCGTCCTTGTCTTCCCAGTTGCGGATCTGCAAACGGCCAGACACGACGGCCATGCGGCCCTTGGAGAAATACTTGCTGACAAACTCAGCTGTATTCCGCCATGCGACAACATCAATAAAATCCGTTTCCTTCTCCGCGCCCTGCGCCGCGAAATCGCGGTCGCAGGCAAGCGTGAAGGATGCAACAGAATTTCCGCTTTGCGTCTGCCGAAGCTCCGGGTCACGGGTCAGGCGGCCCATCAGGACGATCTTATTCAGCATTTGCAGCGCCCTCCATGACCTCGCCGGTTGCCTGATCGACCGGCATATCGTCAACCATTTCCGCATCTGCGACAACAGTGGGAACGCTGAACATATCGTCGCTGATCTCCGTCTTGACCGTGCTGTCCTGTGCGATCTGCCGAACAAATTCGGACTTCATCGGGGCATATTTCAGAACCTTTTTCAGAACGGTCTTCTTTGCCATCTCTTCGAAGTTGGTCTGCCACGGGCCGGAACCGTATGCCTTGCTGTACTTCTGCGCATGGGCGCGAACATCGTCCAGCGTCATGATCTCGAATCCGTAGCCGCCGTCCTTTGTTTTGAACATCGCCCAGACGTTCACCGGGTCGCCGCGATCTCCGTTCAGCTTCGGGATAAATTTCAGGCTGCATTCTGTGCCATACTCGGCAATCAGCGTATCGTTCGCGTGTCCGACTTGTGCTTGGATCGTCTGGATCTCGCCGGAGCGGTATGCAAGGTCGATCATGCCTTTGTACCCAAGCTGGAACTGACATTCAAGGCGGTTCTGCTTGCCGTTCCAATAAGGAATCAAATATGCCTGCCCAAGCGGCGTGTTCGGCTCCAAGCCAAGCTGCGCGGCGGTCATCATCGCGCCGAGGAAAGATTGCGGCGTACACTGTGCCAGTTTCGGATTCGTGGAAAGCGCGGAAAGCGTGATCCGCGTGAACCGTTCCGGCGTCATAACGGAGGGAAGCGCTTTCTTGATCTCACCCTCCATCTGCTTAATATACTGCTGCATTGTCGGATTTCCGCCGCTCTGTGCCTTCATAGCCGTCTGCGCGGTTGCCTGCTGGATTTTGTTCATGATTCTTCCTCCTGTTTCATTTCTGTAATTTTGAATGGCCGGGCCTGCACCGTTTTATAAAACGGTGCCAAATCGATATCCGGGTATGCCTCTTTAAAGGCTTTGGGCTGAAACGTCTGCCGGTTTTGCTGCTTCCAAGAGACGTTGTAGCCGTTGCAGGCGGCCCGCTCTGCCGTGCCCATGTCGAGCTTGATCGTGTTTTCAATCTCGCGGCTGCGCTCCGCCAGTGCCGCCGCCTGACGTTTGATCTGCATATACTCAGACAGCAGCTGTTCGCGTCCGAACAAATCAAGCTGTTCGCCGCTGCTGTCGGCATAAACCGTGCTGATCGCGTCCGTCGTCGCCTCCGAACCGTCTGGTGCAGGCGGGGTGTCTTCTTCGACGCACCGCCAAAAAAGTTTCTCCGCCTCCATCAGCGCGGAGATTTCCGCCTCATCGCGCTCGAGCGTGTATGTAAAGAATCCGCGCCCGAAGACGAGAACCGCCAAATACCAACGGTCAAGGCCGGTGACGGCAAGATAATGCACGCACTGGCAATAATATTTCTCCGGGAAATCCACACCGTTGAACTGCCGAATGTCAAGCGTCGAGGTTGTCTTGCATTCCAGCCCTGCATTTTCGCGGGAAATTCGCCTGTCAATGTCTGCGTGCGCCCACGGATACGCGGGATTCCGAATGATGTAGTTGCAGCGCCGCACCTTTTTCCCGGACGCTTCTTCAAAGCGCTTCGCGACATACTCCTCGAGATCTCTGCCGATCCGCATAGCCTCTGTGTCTTCCTTTTCCGGGAGACGCCCAGTCTTATCCATCCATACCGTGTACGGGCTTGCAAAGCGGCTCATTCCGATAACAGCCGCCGCGTCACTCCCGCCAATGGACTTTCTGCGTTCCTCCAGCCATTCTTCGTGGCTCATCTTCGCCGTGGAGATTGTATCGAGCATTTACTCCACCTCCACAAATTCGCCGTTCTTCAGCTGATACCAGGTATCGGCCTTGATCTTCTCGCCGTCGACAATTGCCGCTTTGGCGGCAATAATCGGATATGTCTCTCCGTCCCATTCGCCGCGCTCGACACAGCAGATCGCGCAGCCAAGTGCGCCCATTGCTTTACACTCATATCCAGCTGCAAGAGCAACACCGGCTTTGCCCGTGGCGGAGGCCGCGCCCCGATTGCTCGTGGCGGAGGCCGCGCCCTGATTGCCCGTGGCGGAGGCCGCGCCCCGATAGCCCGTGGCGGAGGCCGCGCCCTGATAGCCTGTGGCGGAGGCCGCGCCCTGATAGCCTGTGGCGGAGGCCGCGCCCTGATAGCCTGTGGCGGAGGCCGCGCCCCGATAGCCTGTGGCGGAGGCCGCGCCCCGATTGCTCGTGGCGGAGGCCGCGCCCTGATAGCCTGTGGCGGAGGCCGCGCCCTGATCGCCTGTGGCGGAGGCCGCGCCCTGATAGCCCGTGGCGGAGGCCGCGCCCTGATTGCCCGTGGCGGAGGCCGCGCCCTGATCGCCCGTGGCGGAGGCCGCGCCCTGATCGCCCGTGGCGGAGGCC